AATGTATTCTATTATTTTGAGAATTATTTTTTGTTTTATGCCTGATTTTAATATTATACCACCAAATTTCACCTTGTTTAAATTTAAATTCTTCATTTTCAAAAATATGAATATTATCTTCGTCTGCTTCTAAAACTACATGATATCTATCACGTATCATATAATAACAATCAGATTCAAAGTGTTCATAAATTTCTTTTCCTGGTAGTAAGTTTACTAAACTCAATCCTCTCAATTCACCTTTTCCAACTTGATCTGAAAATCTATTTGCAAAATCAATCAAATCATTATATTTTTCATAACCTTTTATAAATTCACTTTTTTGGTAATAAATACCATCTATTATATCAATTCCTTTACCGAATACTAATATAGGAATATTTTCTGTAGATTTTTGATCTGTCCAATCTTCTTCGTTTATATTTTCGAGAATTTTTTTTCTAGATTCTTCAATTATATTTCCTACTTTTATTGCTCCAGGTTGAACCATTTCTTTATTTGTTAACTGAGCAGAAAAAGCATGATTGCACATAATTCTATATAAATCATCATTATCATATTTTTCAACAATCGTTTTTAAATGTTTTTCTAAATGCATGTTCAATCCAATTTTAAATGATTTCTTCTTACTCTCACTGATACCCAGTTATTATAATATTGATCACTAATAACCGCATCAACTTTAAATTGTTCTTTAGCTTCAAAATAAGAACACTCGCCTTTAGTCTTACACAATCTAATTATTTCTCTTATAAAGTTATTAGATCCAATTTCATTCACTTTTTCTGTTAATGTTTCAGAAGAACCATAGTAATCTTTCCAATTTGACTCTACTTTTATTCTTTTCTTTTTCTTTTTTATGGTCTTATATTTTGTTGACCAAAAGAATTTTTTACCAATATATTTTATGCCATTTGTTTTATTTGTTATGATGTAAACAAATCCATAATAATTTTGGATGTTTTCTGTTTCAAATATTTTGTTTTGATATATCCATGGGTTTTCATAATTCATATTCAGGAACTCCTTGTTCCTGATATTTATTTAACAACCACGATCTGAAGAATCATCTTCATTTAACCATTCATCTAGATCTTTATCATCATATGTTAATTTTTCTCCGCAGAATGGACAAAATTCTGCTGGCAAATTATCTTGAGTTGTAATTTCAAATTCCGATTCACATAATTCACAAGTAATTTCTTTATTCACTTTTTTTCTCCTTAATATATTTTTTAATATCGACTACTTTTTCTTGTTCAATTATGTCGATAATATAATTAGTAATAACAATTTCTTTCTGTACAAAATGCATTTTCTCTTTTAACTTTTCTAGCTGCTCATGATAATAAGCAAGTTCCTCTTCTTTTCGTTTACGTACTTCGTAAATATCAGTTAGAAGAATTATCTTTCCAGTCATAACTTAGAGAGAAAATCCTTTGAAAGAGTTTTCATCAATATCTCTTTTAACACCACCGACAATATAACTTGAGATTTCTGTTTCCTGAGGCGCTACTTGTACTTCAGAGCCACTAATCCACTTCTGCGTCCAAGGCAATGGATTTGATCCACCTTTGTATGGAGATTGCAATCCAACAATTTGCATACGCTTATGTGCAATCCATTCTATATATTGAGTCAAGAGCTGCTCCGACAGGCCAACCATCGACCCGTCTTTGAATAGATAATGCGCCCACATTTTCTCTTGCTCAACAGCATCCACAAATAGTTTAATGCATTCATTTTTTGTTTCTTCTGCAATTCTTGCGAAGTCTTCATCCTCTTTCTGTAATGCCTTGAGTAACTGTTGTGTGCCAGCAAGATGAAGATTTTCATCGCGAGCAATCAACTTAATAATCTTAGCATTGCCTTCCATCTTCTTTAATTCTGCAAATGCCCATGAACATGCAAATGAAACATAGAAACGAATACCTTCAAGAATATTGACAGACATAAGAGCAAGCCATAGTGCTTTCTTATGTTCATATATATTGTAATTAATCAGTACATTCTGAGCGCTCTTGTTATTGAGATAAATGACTTCATCGTAGTACTTGGAGATATCCTTGGCACAATCAATAATATCTTCAATATCCATTATTTCATCGAAAATTTTTGAAGGGTTAGGATATATGTTTCTGATGATATGGGTGTATGACCTTGAGTGGATTGTCTCTGAGAATGTCCATGTAGTGATCCAGGTTTCTAGTTCAGGCAAGCTACAAATAGGTCCAAATGCCATTGTTGGGGCTCGACCTTGCACGCTATCAAGAAGGATTTGACGCTTGAGATTTGATGTAAAGATGTGTTGTTCATGTTCTGTCAATTCCTTAAAATCTTTAGAATCTTTATAGATATCAATTTCTTCAGGACGCCAGAAAAACCCAAGTTGGCGGTCGGTAAGTTTCTCGATCCATCCATACTTTTGTTTATCATATCTTGCAATAGTGGGTGCATTATCAAAAAAAGCCTTTACTTGTGTATGATCTTTTCTATTATTAGAATCAAATACAGAATAACTCATTTATTGTCCTTTTTTATTTCATGCATATCATATTCAAAGCGATCATCATCAGACAATATCCATCTTGGTTGATTTTCCACTGACCAATATTCAGTACCTAATTTTCTATCAACGATATTCTGTCCCCATTTTGTTACAAATGAAGGTTCAAAAACTTTCACTCTATTATTAGGTTGAATAGAGAAATTACCATTATCTAATTGTATAACATGACCGCATTTATGTTGACCAGGAATTTCTGAAAATCCTACATTTAATATATTCGAATCGGCTTGTAACCAATCTAACGTAAAAAGATATTTACCTTTAGTTTCATTACGATTTCTGTCATAATATAACATAACTTTTTCAGAAAGGAAATCATATTTATTAACGGCTATATAAGGTGAGAATGAATCCCATAGAACTAAATTATAAAGTTCTTCCTGTTGAGTTCCTTCTCTAGAGCAAAAAGCGTGTATAGGCATTCTCCACCATAGACCTCCATCTTCCATAATGAAATGAAATAAAGGAGCTCTATGTGGTACTGATGCTACGCCTATAATAACGCATGGCAAATATATATCTGTTTCTTCAAATTTATATGGTCTATTTTGTAAAAAATTAGATCTTACAAAACATTCTATAGGAGGTATATTTGCATTAATGAAACTCATATTTTACAAGAATCACAATCTTCATCATCAATTATTTTAGATGCAGGAAGAGCAACTTCCATTTCTCCTGCGCCATCATTGGTATTAAAGTAGTACAATTGTTTTCCACCATATTTATAAAACATCAATAGATGTCCAAGCATTTCTGACATTGGAATTTTTTCTTCTTCATAGAACTTCGGATTATACGATGTGTTAACTGAAATTCCTTGATCAATAAACTTTTGTAAGACCGCGCAAATTTTAAGATACCCTTCTGGTGACTTTTGATCCCAGAGAAGGTCATATTTGTTTTTAAGCTTCCTGACTTCGGGAACGACCTGCTTAAGGACCCCATCTTTACTCTGCTTAACCGAGACAAGACTGCGGGGAGGCTCAATACCATTCGTAGCATTACTAATCTGAGCAGATGTTTCTGAGGGCATAAGAGCCATCAGTGTAGAGTTACGAATTCCATATTTCTCAGCATCTTTTCTTAATGTTTTCCAGTCAAAACGATAAGTTGGCTTACCAGTCAATTCATCTACATCTCTCTTATATGTATCAATCGGCATGATACCATTGCCATACTTAGTTTCTTTCCACTTAGGGCACGGTCCTTTTTCTTTTGCAAGTTCAACTGATGCTTTAATTAGAGCATATGACCAACCCTCAGCAAAATCATGTAGCTTATTCAAACCTTCATGATCAATGTTAGAGTATGATAACCCGTGCTTAGCCAACCAATAAGCAAGATTAATGATCCCAACGCCCAAAGGACGACGAGCCATTGTGGAGGCTCTAGCAGCACTAACTGGATATTCTTGATAATCCAAAAGTTCATCAAGAGCGCGAACAGCGAGATTACCAAGCCGCATAAAGTCAGCAGGATCATTTATCTTACCCCAGTTAACGGCACACAAAGTACAGAGCGAAATTTCACCTTCTTCATCATTAATATTCTTCAATGGTTTTGTGGGTAGATCGATCTCACAGCAAAGATTAGACTGCTTAATTGGTGCTAGTTCTTTAACGAAAGATCCATGATCGTTAGCATGGTCTACATTTTGCAGATAAACACGTCCGGTATCCTTCCTCTCTTGCATGAATGCTGAGAAGAGTTCAATGGCTGGTATAGATTTCTTTCTGATCTTAGTTGATCGTTCGTATTTCTCATAGAGCGTTCTGAACTTGTCAACATCAGTAAAAAAAGAATCGTAAAGATCAGGAACATCATTGGGACTGAAGAGAGTAATATTTGCCCCAGAAAGGAGTCTCTCATACATAACTTTATTGAATTGTACGCCATAATCTAAATGCCTTATTCTATTATCTTCAGTGCCTTTATTATTCTTTAGGACCAATAAGTCTTCGACTTCAAGATGCCAGATAGGATAGTAAAGAGTTGCCGCACCACCTCTGACACCGCCTTGTGAGCAAGACTTAACTGATGCTTGGAAGAGTTTGTAAAAGGGAATGACACCAGTATGCGTAGTATCACCTTTGCGAATAGGAGAGCCGAGAGCACGAATACGACCAGCACCAATACCAATACCAGCTTTCTGAGAAACATACTTAACGATAGCAGAAGCTGTGGCATTGATTGAGTCAAGCGAGTCATCAGTTTCGATAAGTACACACGAAGAGAATTGCTTTTGAGGAGAACGGAGGCCCGCCATGATAGGAGTCGGAAGCGAAATCTCAAAAGTGCTTGTCGCATCATATAAATCCTTTACCCACTTTAAACGATCTTCTTTATAATTACGGAACAACACCATGGCGACGAGCATGTATAGTATCTGTGGCGTTTCATATATTGAACTTGTCGCTCTGTTTTTGATGAGATACTTTCCACGGAATTGTTCCATCCCAGCATAAGCGATGTTAAAATCTCGCTTGTGATCGAGATAAGAATTAAGAATATCAAGCTCATCATCAGTATACCAAGTAAGAATGTCCGGATCATAATATCCCAAACCAATAATACGCTTAATATGAGTAGAAAGGTGAGGAGGAGAAAAATCATTATATACTTCTTTCCTGAGATGATAATTTATGAGTCTACCAGCAACATATTGATATGATGGGGTATCCTCAGAAATAAGATCTGCAGCTGCCTTGATTAGAGTTTCCTGAATATCAGTTGTTTTAATACCACTATAGAATTGAATATGAGAACGTAACTCAATTTCTGATTCTGAAACGTTATTCAGGCCTTCACAAGCCCAAGCAACAACCCTATGAAATTTATTAAGATCGAGTGGTTCCCTGTTTCCATTGCGCTTCGTTACAAAAATGTTTGACATTATTATGGATCCTTATCTTTTCTTATATTATATATCATCATCTCAAAAAAGTAAACTAATAAATAAATAAAAAAACTGGAGAGAAAAATGGATGTAAATTCCGCTTTTAAACTAATTTCAGACGTTGGATTTCCTATAGCAGCTGCTATAGCTGGCGGTTACTTTATTTTCCTTACAATGAAATTTATATTAGCTGGAGTTATGAGTTCCGTACAGGGTCTGAGCGGAATCATTACTGCTCTTGATAATAGAGTAAAAACTATGAATCATGACGTTATCCGTATTGATACTTTGGTTTCGAATGCAATGGGCGTAAAACCCGATGTTGATAGATTGGCTAGAGCAGATGGCAAAAACGATGCAAGACGAGATTGATTATAAACATGCTATGCCTCATCTTGGATATACTATAACGATTGGATCGGATATAGTTATATTTGATGAGGAATTGATTTTCACACCAAATCCTAATCAGAGAATAAACAAACAATTACCATTTAAACCAGGCACTTTTTTTGAAGCAGTTGAACTAAATGATGGTAGAGCCGCATTAAGAAGAATAGAGATCAAAGATGGGCAATATCGCAGAATTAATAAGTAAGTATGAATAAAATATAAATAATTGTGGATCACGGGACCCCCATCCCTACCCACTCTAATGCTAACAAGGAGCACCAGCTATGACTATTTATTACCATCGTCACCACATTATTCCTCGACATGCTGGAGGAACTGATGACCCTTCCAATTTAATTCAATTAACAGTAGAAGAACATGCAGAAGCCCATAAAAAATTATGGGAAGAATATGGTCGTATAGAAGATAAAATAGCATGGAAAGGTCTTTCTGGAATTATTGGTAAAGAAGAAATTGTATATTATGTTAATGAAGAGCGAAAAAGAAAAATAAGCAAAGCCAATACAGGTCAAATTTCTCATAATCGTGGAAAAAAATTTTCTAACGAAATTCGTGAAAAAATGAGTAAATCAATGAAAGGAATTTCCAAATCAGAAGAACATAAGAAAAAGTTATCTCAGTCAATGAAAGGTAAGACTGCTTCTGAAGAAACTAAAAAGAAGATGAGCGAAGCAGCAACTGGGCATAAGGTATCGGAAGAAACTCGTCGTAAAATAAGAGAATCTAAACAAAATCTTCCAAAATTAGAATGTCCTCATTGTGGATTTATAAGTCATATAAATATGAAAAGGTACCATTTTAATAATTGCAAGAAGGCTTTAGTAAATGAGTAATATAGCCGAACTTATTTCAAAATACGGATTTCCTATTGTAGCAGCAGTTGGTCTTGGTTATTTCGTATATTTCGTTTGGGTATGGGCAACAAAAGAAATCAAACCAGTATTATCTGAAGCTAACAAAACTCTAATTGCTCTTATTGACCGTATCCGTATGCTTGATAATGATCTCATTCGTTTGAATCAAAAAGTGAATATAGTTCTTCAACTTCGTAAGATGGAACACGAAGAACTAACACAAAAAGCTCATGATTTTGTTATCAATGATGAGAAGGGGACCAAAGCTATACCAGAGCAAAAGCCCAGCGAAGATAGCACAAAGAAAAGCAAATAGATAAAGAATATTACTTACTAGTTGCACGATATGTGCCGTCCCAATCTTTAGGTGGATTATCTTTATATTCTAGTATCCTTTCTTCCATCATTTCATAGTATTCTTTTAGAAACCCATTAAACACATTATCTTTCTTCAATGTATTAATACACATTAAACATGTG